TTCTCTTTCTTTTTCGTAATCAGCTAATATTCCTCTTAATGTTAAAGCTTCATCATAATCAATATTTTCTTTAACTTCTTCATATCCTAACTCTGTGTATGCTTTAATATTTGGTTTTTTACCTTTTTTTCTAAAGGCATAAGGAGTTAAATAAGCACCCGCACCTCCTGAAGTTGAAATTTCATCTACTTCACCTTCATCTACTCTAGATTGCATTCTTTTATATTCGTCTGGGTATTCGTTTCTGAGGTGGGTTCTAATTGCATTTCTTATTTTACGAGCTTGCTCATAAAAATCTCTAAATTTTTTATCGTTTTTTGTTTTTTGATAAACTCTTTTAGCTACATCAACAAAGTCATCTACTTCATCATATAATTTTTCAAACCCAGGTAATTGAGTTATTTCCCAACTTACTGCTCCTGTTACTGGATCTATATCAGTAATGGTTGATTTAGAAGTACCATCATCACTAAATGTGACTTTACCTACTTCTAATGTTTCATAGGGTGAATCAAATTCCTCTTCTGCTGCCTTTGGGGAAGCAGTTTTAGACATTTCTGAAAGTTTATACTTGTACGGCATTTGCTAATTTGATTTCTTTTACTAATTCATAATATTGTAACAAATCAACCAAATTATCATCTCCTACTTTATCAGTTTTATCTAATTCAACTAAGAATTTTGATATTTCGTTAATCTTAATTTTAGTAACCTTATCCTTTATATTTTTAGAGTTTTCTGCTAATGTAGTTTTTAATTCATTTATTTTTGAATTATAAAAATTTCTTAATCCAGGAGTAGATTCCACTGATTCAATAAATTCTTTTAATACTTGTTTTTGTTCAGAAGTAAGGTTTTCATATTTATCATTAAATCTTTCTAATAAAATTTTATAAGTAAGAATTCTTGTATCTTTATCATAAGTTGAAAACTCCTCCAAAACTATATCTTTTTGTTCTGTAGATACTTCCTGTTTAGTTAAATATTCTAATAAGGTAATTTTATTATTAACTAATTGATTAGTATCTGTACTATCTACTGAATTAATACCTTCTATTAGGGTATATAAAGCAGCTAATTCTTTATAATTTTTAATTTTAGCACTAAAGAAAGTATCTAAATCATAATGATTTTTTATTTCATTAATTAAATTATACTTTTGTTTTCTTAAACTTCCCCTATTAAATTTCTTAGAGTTGTCAAGTGTAGTATTAATAAATAAAGTTGCTCTAGATTCACTAACTACTTTAGATTTTAGTATAGATTCATACAATTTATATTCTCTGCCTAAACCAGTTTTAACAAAATACTTTTTAAGGATATCAATAGCAGGAGATTCGTTCCCTCTTAATGTATCTGCAGTAATTTGTCTAACTAATAATTCGAAAAGAATACCTGTATTCTTATACTTTGAATGTTTTATTTTCATCAAAAATATATTTATTTATAAATATTAGCTCTTTAGTTGAGATTCATCAAGCAAATTGCTATCGTTTTCTTTTTCTTCAAAAACTAATCGTTTTTTATTAATTTTATTAAACATGTCCTTGTTCTTTAAATAAGTAACTTTAGGACTTTCAAACTCACTAATTGATCTTCCACTACCTTCATTTTTGTCTGTATCTTTCATTCTTTTTACACCTAGTGGGTCTTTACCAAAATTATTTTCTTGTTTGCCTCTATTTGTTATAGAATTTACAGGTCTACCTAATTTAGGATCATCTGCAGCATACTTTTCAGGTTCTGGAACTTCACCAGGATTAGTATACATTCTGCCTTTACCATATAGTGATGCTAAATCATGGGGTGTACCATAAGATTTACCTGATTCTACTGGGTCATTACCTTCGGCTTCAATTTGTGCTAATCTAAATTTACGTTTAGCATCTTCTCTAGCTAAATCTCTATACTCATCATATTGATCTTCACTAAAGTGATAAATATTATGATAAATCCAATCGGAAGGTACTAAACCTTGTTCTAATAGTGTTCCAGCTAATTCAGCTTTTGATTTAAGTAATTCAATTCTTTCCTGATCATATATAATAGATGGAGTAGTCATTGATAACTCAAAATTAGTCATATTTTCAGCTGTATAGCCTTGAGTATATAAATGTACTAATGCAATTTTATTTAATTCCGATAGAACAATTCTTTGAATTCTATCAATAGTACGAGCAAATCTTATATCTTCAGCTGCTAGTGTAGCTTTACCTTCTACATTTTCATCATAACCTAAAAATGCTTTAGGAATTTTAAGTGCAGCAAATAACTTATCTCTTAAATATTCTACATCTTGAATACCATCATATGATAAACCTGGTGTAGTATCTATTTTAGTTGCGCTATCATTACCTCTAACTGGTATATAGAAATCTTCAAGCATATTTTGCATATTATATTTCAAGTTATATTCACCCGTTTTTTCATCCATATATGGAGTACGTTTCATATTTGAAATAGTTTTTTGCATAAATGCTTCTACTTCAGCAGGAGGTATAGCTCCAACATTTACATAAAATACTCTTTTTTCCGGTGCACGTGCAATTCTATGAATTAACATTGCATCTTCCATTAATGTGTATTGTTTAAATAATTTTCTAGCTGGTTCAATATAAGCTCTACCATAAGGTAAATAATTAACATCACCTACCATTCTAAAGTGAGCCATTTCATAATTATCATATATTACAGAACCTTTATCATCTGGCCCTGCATCTAATTGTTGTCCAGGTACATTATAGTAACCATATGAACTACCTGCAAATCCATCAGGATTCCATTTATATTTAATTTCAGCTGGGTTATCTGGATTAGAGCCTTCTATTCTTTCTATATGATAAGCAGTGTAAGGAATTACATTATAAACACCAAATTTTTCAGCAATATCTAATTT